GATGTTCGACCCTGAAGAATACATTCCACCTGAAGAGGAGCCTGTTTGATGAAAGGAGTGGTTGAGGTTTACAGAGGGGAAGAGAAGATCCTCGAAGAGTCCAACATGCTTATGGATAATCTGGGAAGCCAGATTGCCTTTTGGATGTCTCTTCCCCGTGGATTCGGAGAAATCCCCTCAGCCAAAGCCATTTACGATACATCAAACTACACAGTCAGAGCAGCGAGTCTGGGTAAAGACGCAGCAGGATATAGCAGGCACGCACACAGTTCGAATGTTGGACAAACCTCATCTGTAATTTCTGTTAGATCTAAATTTGTTGACGCGATAAACTATGACATAGAAAAAGAATCAACCTATCTCGATCCGTCTATATCTTCTATTCTAGCTACTTACACAGTCTTACCTGAGGATTCTAATCCTATCATGCAGAGATTAGAAACCGCATCAACTAAAACTCCTGCTCAACCCTCACTCTTAGATCTAGGACACAATCCAAACTTAACGATATCTGGTGGAGGCTACGTCAGGGCTGGCTGTTATTCTACCTCTGCGGCGACACGTTTCCGCATTGTAAAAGCTGATGGGACTGTTCTCGCTAAACCTTTTGCCCCAAACACTGAAGGGTTTAATTCCGAATTTGGAATTGAAAGAAAAGCAATAGATACAAGAGGCTTTATTAGAGTTAATGTTGCTGATATAGTTGATGGTAACAGTAAACAACAAGAAGCAAACTCAGCAAGTTATGGCTTAATTCTTACTTATACACCAACTCATTGGAATCCTTCTCAGAACCTTTTCGGCGTAGATCATTTCATGACGTTAGTTCCTCAAGATGTTGTTTGTTTAAATTTCTTTGGAGGAGTATATACTATAGGCTTGTGGGGATTTGATATCAAAAAGATGATGGAAAAAGGCATGTATCCCCCATACCAACAGTATCCAATAGATGATATTGAGTATAAACTATATGCAAGAAAAACCTTCACAAAAGATCTAACTAAATTTGATAATTTAGAAGGACTTATAGAGAAATTAGATATTAATTGGCGGTTTACATTCGTATGAAAAATTTTATAGAAGATATGGGGATTACCGGACACCTCCAAATTGCTAAGGTTTATTCTACAGGCAATGAAGAGGTTGTATTCGATGACCACAATATTATTGTTTCAGGTATGGGTGTAGGACTTGCTCAACTATTTTCCCTATCAGGACCAGGCTCAATACTTGATTATCAAATTGACAGATTTCAAATAGGTGTTGGTGGGGACAGCGTTACGGAAAACGTGGAAATAAATGCTCTTAACGCAAATCTTACCTCTCTAGAAGAATACGGCGAGAACGCCATGCTTTATGTTATTGAAGGTTATCATGCTTTCTCATACTCAAATATATCAATTAACCGTGAGTGGTTTGGATATATTCCACAGCATAAGGTAAGTAAGGTTGGCGATAGCAGCGTTCGTTATACGATAACGATAGATAAAGACGCAGCAAATACTCTAGAAACTACTAGAGGTGCCGGATCTGGTATTAACGAGATCGGTTTATTCATGAAAAATCCTTTAGGGGATAGAAATCAAGCTGGCTACGATACATCAATACTAGTCGCTTATAGAAAATTCAGAACTATAGTAAAAACTGATGACTTTGCTTTAGTGTTCAGATGGACAATTAACTGGTGATATTATGGCTTATGTATTAAATAACTTAATAAACCAAACCAACGTAAACAACGTAAAAAAATTACTAAGATGTTGGCAACCTGGCGTTAGTAAGTTCACTCCTGGATCTTTCTATAACTTCGAGCAGGATAACTTACCTCTTTACGACTTAGAAGAGAGAACTTACTTTAACTGGCAGAAGCTTGGTTTCCCATCTGATGTAGGCGCGGCACCCATTCACCTACTTGTATCTGCTGATGCTCCTCAAGAGCTAGTAAACTGTAACTCAAATATTTTTCATTCACTACCTGAAGCAATTAACGCCCTCCCCAAATATATCAATCAGTTCACTAGAATTTCAGTAGCTTCTTTTGGAGATTTAGGTGAAGTAGACATCGAAGGGTTTAATATGGACCCCAAGAGTGGGGCTTTAGAGATTGTAAATATAAATTCGTTTGATAGACCTGGGGTTTTTGCTCCTGCCCCAATAGATAATACTAATAAATCCTATTACTACGATGCTAGAGCAACCTCCATAGCCTCAGATAATAATACCTCACCTTACGGGCTCTATAAAAACTTTGCCTCCGCGCCAAGTAGGTTAGGGCCTGGTCCTGTAGATAATGATGGTTTCTGTGGAATTTCTAACTTCTTTTTAAGAGCCCCTCATAGCTTAGGCGCTCCACTTGAAATAACTTTCTGTCCCTATGTAGATAATTTTACCGGAGCAGGATTCTTATTCTCTACTGTAAATAGCTTCGCTGCTACGAGTATGGAATTAGATGAGAGAGCAAGAGCAGCTTACACGGCATTCATTACCCCCATTCCAGGAATTGGAAGTCTTGATGGAATACCTTCAGAGATTAGCAGATTAAGTGTAGGAAGTGTTTCCCTTGTTAACGAGATTATTGACGATTATACTCCTGAAATTGAAGGACAATTAACATTATTAGAAGAATCGCAGGAGTCTTCCATTATAGATGAAATTTATGTTTATGACCCAAGCTCTTTTGATCAAAGAAATTCAACACAAAAATTTAGAACAGCACAAAAAAGTTTATTTGATGGACCAAATGAGTTACAAAAAGCTATCAAAACTACTATTTATGGTAACTACATCTCTAGACTAAAAATTAGTAACTGTCAGGGTAGATTATTTGTAAGAGGTTTTCATTGCAAAGGTTCTGGAATTAATTCACCAAAGATAGGAATTGAAGTAACAGATACTAATAATCTATTTTTAGAATCTATAGCTGTCTCTAGGTATTCTGGTTTTGGTCTTCATTTAATAAACTCTACAGTAAAAATTAGTAGAAGTTTTTACGTATACCGATGCTATGGATTTGGTCAAGAAGATTTACCAATTAGAGAAAACTTTAATAAGAGATTGTCAAAACCTTGGTCAGAAAATATTAAATCCCTCCAAGCTCCTGTCAATGATGACTCAGCAGGAATTGCTGCATACAATAGTGAAATAATATTTGATGGGGCTGATGGTCGTAGTTATGGTATTTACAACGCTTATTTAAATGTTAGTCCTACTACTCTTTCAGAGATTTTGTATAAGCCAGGTTTAAACGATTGTCGAATGATTTCAAGATGTTCAACTGGGATCAAGTTAGTTAACTCAGTTATCTCTGGTGGAAGAGGCAAAAACGCTGAAGCTTACTCAACGACGCAGAGCTTAGAACTACAAGACTTTATCCACATAGAGGGAAATGCCAACTACGGTTTAGATCTTGAGAATAGTAGAATATCTCTAACGTCAAATCTACAAGTCTTCCACAACACTAGGGGCATTAGAGCAAGAAACTCTACATTAAATCTAGAATCATTTAAGATAGACCATAACCATCTCTACGGAATAAGCTTAGAGAATTCTAATTTAATTTATGGATTACAACAAGTTGCTGCTACTCCTTTAGGTAGCTTTGATTATCAAAATGCTAACCTATTTGACAGTGATAATACTAAACGTAACCAATTTATTCTTCATAGCAATGGTCAACACATCTTAGCTAAAAACTCAGCTATCAAGCTAGGATCATATAAAGATCCCAAGATAAGTTACTTTGGTAGGTTTATTTTAGGAGAATCTTTTGGCGTTGATAATAATGGGAATCAACTACCTTCAGTTTACTTGGAGAATACAAATGCCGACTTTATTCACCTAACATCCTTGAAGTCCGGGGTCGCAGGCACAAAAACGATAGGAGGTCACTTCTACCTTAACAATAACTCTGAAGCAACTTTCTTAGGTAGCGCAAGTTCTATAACATGCCTAACTTACCCAGAAGGCACTAACCCAAGCTTCTCAAGAGATCAGAAATTTGTAGGAGTAGTTGTAAATAACAATTCAACAGCCAGATTCAGAGGGCCTACAGTTGTTTACAATGGTGCCGTTAATATATTAGCTCAAAACAATAGCAACATTATCTTCGAGCCTCATAAGAAGACTGATGGAACTTTAGATGTCCTTGGGTTCTCCTTAGACAACGCAGCAAACCATACCATGGTTGAGCTTAAGTCTATTCGAGCTTGCCTTGTTGCTGATAAGGGCTCGAACATTGTCATGGAAGATTTAGGTTCTTTCACGAAAACTTGGACCGCAAACGAACAGCTTAATAATACTTACTTAGCACAAAACGCACCACAAGCCGAATACACATCAGCAGGGTTCTTCCAGTTCTATCCTAACCCAAATACAAATGCAGCTACCTATAACAATCTTCCATACTCAACAGCCCTGACTGCACGAGGTAGTGGTTATAGAATGACCGAAATTGGTAGCACTGGTAAGTATTACTGGGGTAGGGATTATACGAATTCAGATCCCTTCACCTTATCAGATATAACAAATGGCGGTGTATGTCTTCGAGCATTAAATAATTCAAATGTTAGAGTTCGAAATGTAAACTTCCCCTGTGGATGGTGGAATGCGAGTGGAGTTATTTACGATATCAATGATACTGCAAATCAAGGTTACTGCGGTAAGACTTTCATTTGGAACTTCGCAAACAACTCCACATTACATGCAGACTATATCTCCGTAAGTGGACTTTACCCTGCGACAGCAGGATATTTCGGACCTTCTGCGCTTTGGCTTTCAGGAGCAGGGCAAGCTAATTACGGCGCTCCCTCCTCTACGCCTGATACATCCTCCCTGTCTGTTCTAGATGCTTTTGGTTATGGGTTAGACAACGTCTGGCCTCTCCCAGACGGGACTAAGGTAAGATACGGCTACGCAACCCCACAAAATCAAGGACCTTTCCGTCTTTATGTTGGAGTAGATTCCATGGCTAACCAACTACAGCAAAATGGAGAGTTAGGTTATATTCAACAGCTTTTTGCACAAGGTTACAATGCTTCCGGGAATCTTTCATCGGTTGATGGGGCGAGTTCTGTTTACGGGAAGATCCTCAGAATTGACGAAACAGATGGGACTCTCGGCGTGTCAGGCTATTATTACTGTAACGAGTTTGTTAAGACAGATCCAAACTTAATTATGCTCGATGAATCAGCAGCAAACACCTTCGCAAACGCCAAGAACGGTGCGATGGGGACTTCCAATAGACCTCAGATATGCACTATTTATGATAACAGAACTATAGATACTGGTGAAGCATCTATTAACAAGTTGTTTGGTATTGGATTTATGAGTCCGAACGTATTCGATATATTAGAAGAGAACTAATATGACAACCAATGATTATTCATTTTCTGAGAGCGACTACCGCTTCACTAGTCCTGTAAGATACTTTACAGCTACTGACCCATATTATTGGGAGATAGACAATATCCCACTGAAGCAGCTTCAGGAAAATGACCTTTGGTTAAAGGATCAAATCGAAGATGGGTTTAAAAAGCTTAGGTTCAGCACAGGTAGAAGTGATTTTCAAGAACTTCTACCTTACAGTGATTCTGTAGACTCTATCGTCCGCGTCAAGCCTGGACGCTACACAGCAAGAATTAACGATGCAACTAGTGACCCAAGGTTGCAGCAATTAACTAGGGTATTTGGTAAAGTATTTGATGAACCAAATAAATGGCGCTTTGCTACTTTAGCTGACGGTGAGCTAAACGCTATAGTAGCTAAACTAAATTCGACTGTAGGCTCTGATGCCTTATTTATGAATGGTCTTACCGAGAGAGTTTTCTCTTATTCTGTAAAGAATCCTTACGAAGCCTTTGACGATATTGAATATAGTGAAGAACAAGCATGGACTTACCATAGTCCACTTCTCAAAGTTTTCTTCTGGCCTGGCGTTGAGTATCAAAGAACAGAGTGGTGGCAGGATCAGACCTCGTGGAGAGCCGAGTATGGTATGAGATTCTTACCTCTCATAGAAAACTTGTTTGTGAAGTTTTGGAGAGGAGTGTTCCGTCTTTCAGTTGTTGACGTTCCTGAAACTTTATCTATTGAAGTTCCTCCGTTCAGTCAGGATGATTTTTCTTACTATAACGAGAGCGGGCAATTAATACAAAACACTAGTGCAGAAACTCGTATAGACTTATTATTCATCTACAGTAAACCAATAGACGCCTCGCAGGCTACAGTTAAATCAACCGAGCAGACTAACTTTAGAACAATCACAACACCTGAGTTAGGCTTAGTTCGAGGTGCAGGATTAATACTAAGAAAGGATAATGAGAACTACGGAGGAACTCAGACAACAGGAGAAACTCTAGATGAAGACAATAATATTCAAATCCTAGCCTCTCCCGCTGATCAAGAGAATACTAATGGTGGTTTTAAGGCTCTTGGAGTTAGAGGCTCTTTCCCTTCCCCTGATGACCTGATGAACGTAGCACCTCTGCTTCTGGAAAGCTTAGAGGCTTCTGACCCAAGACTTGTGGGTCAGTCTGTATTACCTATCGCATACATTGTAGTAAGAAAGGATGCAGCAGACAATGAATTTGGTGAAGTTATTGTTACAAATAACGACATCATTGATATCAGACCATTCTTTAGAACTGCTGAACTTGCTTACAACGAGCGTGCGGGGATAGCAGCATCACTACCTCAAATCTCAATCTCTAATCCAGTAGTCTCAGATGTAAAGCTTAAGTATGTCACTCACGAAATCACTGAAGATTACAAAGCTAGATTAGCAAGACTTTCTGATAGAGTTGAACGAATTGCTAACCCAACAGCCGCAGCTAGGGTCGTTGGTTGTGGATTTGTTCAAGGTGGAACAAGGTTTGGTGCTGAGGGAGCAATTAGAGATTACTACTCAAGATTCCAAGGCTTAGACAACGTAGAGTCTCTGCAAAGGTTGAGAGAGGTCTACAATTTTCCCACACAAACCAGAGCTTCCTATTACCCAGAATGGGACGTAGCTCCTTGGGTTCCTGGGAGCGCACGTAAGCAGTATCCTAATGATTGTGTCAACGTTCATATTCACTCTGATTATTTTGGAGATAGCGGTAACGATGATAACTTTGATTATCTTGGTAAATCTGCTGCAAAGAATAACGGAGCTAAATTAGATCACCTGTTCAGCAATAGCTTAGTTTTCTTCTGCAAAAAGACTATTAAGTTAGATAGAACTCAAGTGGAGTGGATGGATCACTACACCGTTAATGCTCACTTAGTAAACTGTGTTCCTCTTAGTCATGTAACTGACAGAATTACTAACGTTGGGCAGTCTCATGCTGGGGCCTCTCACATTTGGGTGGAGTATCGTAGAGATGAATTTACGATTTATTGCGCTTGGGTCGGGATGCAAAATGTCTTCACGGAAGAGGCCGAAGTCAGCCAAAACTTCCCAGGATTTCCCTATACCACTAGATTTGGAACACCCGTTGGTGTCCCTAATTCAGGAGGGTCAGGAGGGACTGGCACCCCAACTATATATAAAGCATTGTTCTCTACAGGGCTAGTCACGTTAAGAGATAATGCTGAGGTTACCGCCGGATTTACGGTAATTACTCAAGAGCTAGCTGGTCTAAATAGAAATAAAGCTGTGACTGGTGGCGTGTGTATCTACCCAACAATTAAGTTCGATATCGTTGGCTATCCTAGATACTATGCTGGTATGCCTTCATCACTCTATGACCAGGACCCTGTGCTAACCTTAGTCTAATGTTATGGCGGACGATAGGATTGATGTTCTGTTTGCCTGCGGTGAGTTCATCCCAGGCACTAAATCCTTAAAAGATCGTCCAATAAAAACTCCTGGACCTCCTAAGATTATTCCTATCAATAGGAGAGTCATAACAGTTCCTAGATTACCTAGAAGAGATGACGATGACTTGCCTGCCCGCAATCCAGGTCCAGGAAGCCCAGGAGGCAGAGGAGGTAGCCCACCAGGACCAGGAGCCGTCCCACCAGGACCAGGACCGACGACTCCAGGAGGAGTTAACCCAACAACCCCAGGCCCAGGCCCAACAACGCCCGGAGGAAATTTAGGCCCAACAACCCCAGGCCCAGGCCCAACAACCCCAGGAAATGTAGGCCCAACAACTCCAGGCCCAGGAGATACACCTCCACCAACAAGCACCCCTACAGGCCCAACAACTCCAGGCCCAGGAGGAGGGGGAGGAGACCCACCAGACGAAGAACCCCCAAGAAGATTTTCTGGGGATCCTACGCTTACTTATGCTCTTCCCATTCCACCTATTGGTTTAGAAGATGAAGGACGTAGTGGTGGCGGGGGTGGGTCCATAGGAGAACCAATAATTAATACAAGAGCTATTGGTCTTCGTGATGGATCAAACAATAACTCATTGAATGGACCTAGCGAAGGTGAGGTTATCGCGTTTGAGCAATCTTTAAGTAATATTCAACAAGGCTCTACAGGGACAGGGAACTTTGCAGGATCTAGATCAACCACAAACTACGACTTGAGAGATAACTCAGGCCGCTCAATGTTCTCTAATTCATTTAACAACAACAACCTGTATGACCCAATTTATAATATCTTAGACCACAGCAACTCCCCTACAACTTTTGTCTCTAACAACAAATATAGAAATATATTTGGAAACAGAGTAACGACTGAGGTTAATTACTTCCTGAATAGTCTTAACCTTCAGTATAACTGGGAAGAACGATTCATAACAGGTCTGACAATCGAGAAGCTAACTAGAAGTTTAAATAATATTCTATTAGAAGCTTTTGACACGATAGTAGACATAAACGGAATACCCGTAACGAGAAATCATTTTCTGTCTAAAGTCTTCGGTCATCTAATCTCAGGAACTCTTGATGAGTTCGATGATACTTTCTACATCAAGTTAGCTGATTCAATTTCAAGTAAAAACTTAACAACTATCACTAACACACGCAACGAACAGACCAAGAAGAATCAAGTCTTATCTTTAATGTCCAATAGCTCTTATGCGATCGACTACTCAAGATATACAGATCGACAACAAATTGAACTAGCCAGAATGAGATTTTTATTAACTGATCTTGAGTCTACGTTTGATATTGAAACAATCGACGGCACTGAGTATCAACTTGAGTTAGAAGACGCAGGAGTTGAAGTTGAGTATGCTCCTACATTAGGTTTAGTAGAGAATGCAAGTGTTTCATCAGATTACGTCCCTCCAGGTGAGGGAGATGGGTATTACTACAAGATTGAGACTGAGCTAGGACAACTTCTGCCTCTAGTCTTAGATACTCAAATTGATAAAGCTTTTTATATTACTAATGATACTAGAAGACTTGCCTTAAAACTTCTAGATGTAGATTCTAGCTACACGTTTACTACAACAGTAAACTTCATTGACTCCGAGTTTTCTTCTGGATTCTCTACCGAGTATACAGCATCTGCTCATTACTTTAAACTAGATCTTAGGACTATTGATAGCACTCCTACACGCGATAGCTTCGTAGAGAATATAGTAGCTACCTATGTAAAGCTTACTGATCCTGAGGAGATAGCAGAACATTCCAAAACTTATGGCGCTAAAGTAACTCAATTCAATATTCAGTATGATGACCCATTCTTGCAGTATGCTGACAGGTCCGGGGCTGTTACTATTAACATGAATGATGTTACATTCAGGCAGTTTGTTCCAAAGAGAACTCCGTCTAATAACAGCATTATTACTAGGAACTTACCAGACGGCTTTGTTCTTTACCCAGTCACAGATCTTAAAGATAATCCTACAGGCGGACTATCAGAGTTTCAAACAGTGGCTGATCAAGTAACGAGAAGATTAGTTGCTGATATAGACTTCACTCTCGATGAGATAGGTTTATCTAGACGTGCTCTAAGAGAAACTTTAGTTTGGGATGGAGAGAGTAGCTATAGTTATGGTTTGGTTGGTATTAAAGATACACAAAACGTATATTATGTATACAATCAAGAAGACTTTCCAAATACTTTTCAAGTCCAAGAGAGATCACCCGAAGGAAATCTTATCTATAATATATTAGAACAAAAATTAAAGCAAAGATATTCATTCGATTACTTAACTTGGTGGGATTTATATAGAAGACTATCAGCTAAAGAATTCTCCAAGCTTATTTTTAGTATGCCTAATTTAATAGTAGATAAGCTATATCTGGGCTGGTTGGGAACTCAAGCCAAAGATGTTTTATACAGAAACGGACAAGCTCCCGACAATCTTACGGAAGTTAACACAGCGATTGATGACCTTATATACTTAGACGGAAGAGATAGAAATAATGTTTAGACCAGCAAGATCAGTTGTGGATGTCACTGTAGGCCATGGTTGTGGGGCAGCTACTGTATGTCCAAGCCCTCTAGTTAACCAGTTTGTCTATCATTTAAGCCTTTTTAAATTTCTAACTCTCGGAGACACATTCAATCTTCATTCTTGCGCGGGCTTAGACTCTCATCCACCGATTGTAGTTCCTACTACTTGCTCTACAAGAGTGTTCATAAAAAACTTACCAATGGCAATTGCAAGTCCAACTCATGTTCTTGGCTGTGGTGATAGTATACTCCCTGATCCTAGTGTTAGGATATTTATAGGAAGTTAATCTGTAAAAATAATAGTTAAATATAAAAATATGTGATACATACTTTTAAGAGGATAGTATTATGTCAAACTCTAACGATGTTAAAATGTTCCTGGAAGGCTGTGATTGGGAAAGCCTTGGTCTTGCTCCTAAAGCAAAGCTGGTTTCTGAGTCAGTCGAAGAAACCCAGGAGGTTAATGAGAGCGATGAGCTAGAAGCTGGTTTCTACGAAGTCGATGGTGAGATGTTCTTTGTCAACGAAGATCAGGAAATTTTTGATGTCTTCTCTGATGAAGATGAGCAGATCTTTGTTTTTAATGAAGATTATGGTCTCCATCAAGTCTTTGAAGATGGCGACGAGCTAATGTTCGAAGAAGTTGATACTGAAGGCTTCGAGGTCTTAGAAGAAGATATCGAGGCTGACTGATATGAAGCATGATAACCCAAGCATAAGTGTCTCGAAGTTTTTTGAAGACATGATAAACGAGGGTAACATTACACCGGAGGCAGATCCTGTGACTGCCTCCGATCCTTCTATTCCTGATCTTCGAGAAATTCCTGACATTGATGTCAATTCTTTTTTTGGTAAGGCTCCGGCTCCTAAGAGGGAAGTTGTTGTTGAATCAAAATCTCCTCAAAAAGATCTCAGGCAAGAGATGTTAGAACTCATGGTTGAGTTCAAGCAAGTTGTTCAGAAGGCTAACAAACTCTTCTCTGAAATGACAGCAGGAACTACGACTGCTGGTATGCTCGGCGTAAATATGGCGGGACCTTCTAAGAAATCAAAAGACTGCTTCAAAAAAGAAACAGCAAAAAATGGGTATAAAAAACCTACTAAAATACTCATGAGGAAACGCAGTGCCTAATCGAAAAGACTCAGTAAAAGGCCGAAAGCTTTTTAGTCAGGAACCTCCTGATAAGGTTGCCTGGTTACTTAGAGGTCAGCAACCTCCTGAGGCTGCTGAGACGGCTTTTAATTCGTTTGATCAGGCAGCAGCAAGGGCAAGAGCAAACCTATCACCAGAAGATAAGGAAAGACTAGCAAAACAAGAAAAAGAAACAAACGCTTTTGTGAGAAGAAGACCAGGAATCAAAAGACCAGAAATCAAAAAGGAATCAACTATGAAAACGTTAAGAAAAGTTATCTTAGAGGCCAAAAGAAATAGCAGTGGCCGGAAAGCCCAGGCCAAATATGCAAGAAGGCACCCAAACTCAGACGTAGCTAAAAGAGTCGCGGCTCGCGCCCATGGGGCAAAGCCTAACTCTGCTGGGCTGGAAAACGACTTCATTGGTAGATTCAAGCCTAAAGAAGGTCAACATGCTCGTCATATGCAGACAGGTCAAACAGCATCACAGAGACAAGCGAGTCGTGAAATTGAAGACTATGTAGTAACCAAGCCAGGCAGAATTAAGGATAGACAAAGCGTCCGTAGAGGCCAGAAGGTCGATCCCCCCAGCGAGCATGAACTGGATAGCCACATTAAAAGAGGGCGAGCCAATAAACCCCCAAGAAGAAGAGGCGATAAGGTGGTCAGAGGTGGAGTGTATGACAACACTGCCTACCCTCTAACTGCTAATCGTGTTTTCATGTTTGAAGCACGACGAAAAAACACAGTTGGTGCTCAACAAAGACAAACAATAGGCCGCGAAGCAGCACGAATGATCAGCCAAAACCCAAATAACAAAGCTGATATCGTAAAAGCAGCCCAAAAGGTAGCCAGTGAGAGAACTACTAGAGTCACTCCGAGACTTGGACTGCGGAGTAACTCTGGTAGAGTTGCGGGGAAATACTTTAAGCATGGTGCCAAGCACATAAAGCATATGGACGCCCCCGAGGCTTTGCACTTCGATGATGATAAGCCAACTTTCGGTGGTCCAAAGGCAGCTTATAATAAAGAAAAGAAGAAAATGTTAGCAGGACCGAAGAAGCAATTACCATGAAACTACTAACAAGACTTAACGAGAAATCTCGCTGCTGGAAAGGCTACAAACCGACTCCCGGTAAGAAGCCTTACAGCAAGGGTTCTTGTATAAAGGAAGCTATTGTTCTCGAAAAGAAGTCCGCTGCGTGGCAACGCAAAGCAGGTAAAAACCCTGAAGGCGGTTTAAACGCTAAAGGCGTTGCATCATACAGAGCAGCAAATCCAGGCTCAAAGCTGAAGACTGCTGTTACAACCAAACCATCTAAATTGAAGAAGGGCTCTAAGGCAGCCAAGCGACGTAAATCATTCTGCGCTCGTATGGGCGGGATGAAGAAGAAGCTTACAGGCGCTAAGACCAAGAAAAATCCTGATTCAAGAATCAACAAATCATTACGGAAGTGGAACTGCTGATGAGTTTCTATTCGTTAATTATTGAAGCTAAAGGATCTAAGGTTTTCTCCTCAAAGGAAGGAACTAAAGGTAGAAAACGGACAGGAACTGTTAAGTCTGAAAAAGCTAGAGCCAAAGAGTATCCGTCAATTATGACTGCTCTTAGGTCTGGTAATTTTGGGGACATATTCACTACTGATGGTTCCAACAGGCTTTATGTAGTTACTAAAAGAAAGTGGGGGACTGATGATGAGCAAGCTGTTGGTAGTAAAGTTGCAAAAGGCTTTACCCCCGGCTCTGCTACCCCCTCTGCTGACTTTAGTTCAATCAAAAAGCACGCTGCTCGAACTAGGATCCGATATAGAAAGGCCTCAGATCGAAGATTAAAAGATAAATACGGTAAGAGACTTAAAATTAAGTGAGGATATTATGTTATTAAAAGAAGTAAGAGTTCTGACTGATTTACAAGTTATTTCTGAATCTCGTGAGACGGGTGTAATGTGTATTCGAGGCACATTCCAACGAGCCGAGGAAGCAAACCACAATCAGCGTATCTACCCCAAAGCAGTTCTAGAAAACTGTGTTAAGAACTTAACTGAAAAGCTTAGTGGTAGAGAGCTTGTCGGTGAACTCGACCACCCTGCTGACGGCGTGGTCAAGCTTCAGAATGCCTCTCACCTAATCACTAAACTCGAATGGCAGGGCAACGACCTAATAGGCGAAGCAGAAATCCTCCCAACCCCAGCAGGTCAGATCGCAAAGAGCCTTATCAATGCTGGTGTCAAGATCGGTATCTCAAGCCGTGGTATGGGCACTCTTTCTGAGTCTGTCAAAGGTCCCAAGATCGTCAATGATGATTACAAGATGATCACCTTCGACCTTGTTGCTGATCCTTCAACCAAGGGTGCATATCCTTCACTCGCAGAATCAAGACAGCACGCTCTTGATTTTGTTGAGAATGTTATTAAACCAGCAATCTCAGAGAAGGCATTTGTTGCACGTCTTAAGAAAGCTCTCAATGAGTCTAAAGGTAGCGACATTAATTTTAACTTTGATGTCTTACTTGAGGGCTCTAGAGGCGAGAAAAAAACCAATAGAAGACTAGCTAGTAAAAATATTCCTGCTGCTAAGAGAGCGCAATTAGCAGCGGACCGTGTGAAGAGAGAAAAATTCAGATTCGATGATAAGCCACCCGCAACCCCGAAAAAATCAGCGAAAGCTCAGAAGCACGATGACAACATCGCTGCCATTCATAAAAAGCTGAGGCGTCTGGGAGATGAGTGGACCAAAGAAGGACAAGATCCACAGTATGAATCTCGTCGTGATGCTGCTAGAGCAAAGCTTGAAGAGATGTGTGGTCCTAAGAAGCACGGCAAGAAGAAGCTCAAGAAGATGTGAAAATAAAATTTATTTAGTAATTTTTTTACTGAATACGTAGATACTATTTAGAGAGGAATACTATGAGCAAAAATAAAAATAAGATGCAATCAATTGCAGAAATTCTTCCTGAGAATCTCTCAGAGGAAACTGTCAATAAGGTTGCTGAGTTAGTCAATGAGGCTATTCAAGATGAAGTTGCTCGACAAGTTGATGCATTAAGCACGAAGTTCCATGGTCTTCTTCGTCTCAAGATTGATGAGATGAAGGAGCACGCTCGTGCAGAGCTAGAGGTAGAAGATCCTGAGTTCCGTAATCACGAGATCATGGAATCAATCAAGGGTATGCTTGCTCTCGAAGTAGCTCCACAGAATGTTGATGCGATTGTCGAAACTCAACTCAATGAAGCCGCAGAAGCAGTTGCAGATTCAAAGGCCGTCGAAGATGAACTTGATAACCTGCTTTCTGAAAACGAAACATTAAAGAGAACCCTGAAGTTAGTGGAGTCTAAGCTTCACAACCTCGATAGAAATAATAAGAAGTTGCAGATTCAGCTTGAACATAAGAAGGCTGATCTACAAGAATCCAGACTACAGGGCAAGGCAAAGCTCGAAACTCGCTCAATCGACGAGTCTCGCGCAGAGCCAAAAGCAAGATGGAATGATAGTTTAGTTCCAGGAGTTAATCTTGAGGAGCTAAGACGTTTAGCAAATATCAATTGATAATTGGAGTAATATTAAAATGAGTGATTTTCCACTAGATAATGTTGGTGGCTCCGAAAGATTAACACAGAAGTGGGAGCCAGTCCTTGAGGGCATTAACGATAACTATACTCGTAAAGTTACCGCATCCCTCCTTGAGAATCAAGCTAAGGCAATCCTGAGCGATCGCCAGAAGATGATCTCAGAAGCTTACGATGGTGCAGTCAATGCAGGCACCACGACTGTCGGTATGCTTGGCACTTTCCAAAAGTTCGCCATGCCAATCGTTCGTCGCGTTTACCCAAACCTGATTTTCAATCAGCTTGGTGCAACTCAGCCTATGCAGGGTCCTGTCTCACAGGTCTTCTATCTTGGTCACAACCGCGTTTACGGTGACACTGTCCAGAACATCTACAGCAAGTATAACCTGACCTACCAGAACATGGTTGCTAGCTCAATCGGTTCAGCCTCAAGCACCGATAAGACCGGCACTATGACTACTCCAGCAGATGGCAGTGGTCTAACCCAAGGTCAGTATGCTAGTGGTTTCGACCTTAGCTCAGTTCTCCGTCACACGTATGGTTCACCTTCAACCACTTTTGGTGGTAAGATTGCTTCTTGGCCTGATGAAAGAACAACTCTTGGTTGGTCTGTTTCAGCAGGTGAACGTCTTGGAGGCACCAGTATCCCAGAGATCTCACTGCAAATTCAGACTCAGCCAGTCACGGCCCGCACTCGCAAGATGCGTGCTCTCTGGACCCTGGAAGCATCACAAGACCTCAAGGCTTATCACAACCTTGATCTTGAGCAGGAACTCACTTCACTCCTGTCAAACGAGCTTCAGCTCGAAATTGACCGCGAGCTGATCGAAGACATGCGAATGATTGCTTACGGTGTTGGCGATCGCGGAACGACTGATGGTTTCGGTGGTTGGTATCCTGGTTCACTCGATCCACGAAACACACCAAACAATTTCCCCAACTTCCCAGGCAGAGATCCTAAGACGGAGAACTTAGGCTTCAACCCAGGTAGCTTTGAATACGAGTTAACTGGCGACCTGACAGGTAAAACCTCTACCGGTTCTGCCAACAAGGGCCTCAACTCCCTTGGAAATCCTCAGAAGAACTCAAACGTTTTTGTTATCGACCTGACCTACTTCCAGAACGGCACTGGCACGACCTTTGCTCCTCAGCATGTTGGTCATGTTTACGCTAACCTGCTGGCAACGATCAACTTTGCCTCACAGGACATCTACCGCACGACCTTCCGTGGTCCTGGTAGCTGGATGATCACTTCACCAATCATGGCTGCTCTCCTAGAGTCCGCTGCCAAGCTTGAAGGTGGTCTTGCTCCTAACGATCGTCCAACCAACATTGGTAACACCTCAATCGAGTTCAAGGGCAAGTTCGCTGGCCGCTACGATCTCTTTGTCGATCCAATGTTCCCAACGGACGAGATCCTCATGGGTTACAAGGGCTCTGGTCCAATGGATTCAGGCTTTATCTACTGCCCATACATCCCACTGCAACAGCTCCCAACGATCACTGATCCTGAGACCTTCCAACCACGTAAGGGTCTCCTGACTCGCTACGGTAAGGTTGCTATTCAGCCTGCCTCACGCTTCTTCCGCGTGATTCGAGTTGTTGGTGCTACAACAGACTTCCTAGTCAGACCAATGGGTAGACTATCCAAGATAGACGGAACCGTAGTAGATGGCTACAGAGGCTTCTGATAGTCAAGTAAGCTAATAAACTAGCTTTGAATTAGGTCGGAGGAAAAATCCTCCGACCTTTTTCTATTTGTAAGCACTACATATTAGTAGTATGGCAAAATATAAGAATATATCTAACTTTAAAGTTTTACTAACTGTTAATGACAAGTTAGTGTCAATTACGCCGAGTGAGGTGGTCGATCTTCCTTTTGTTTCTACAAATTACTATAATGTTTTAGTAGAAGTATTAGATAAACCTGTAAAAAAGAGTGAGCCTGAGGACTCTCTAGAAGATTGCGTAGTAATAGTTAGCGATGCAATCATAGAGGAGTTAAAAGAGGACAAAGAATCCTCTAAAAGAGCTAAATCAAGGAAGAACTAATAAAAATGGCTGTATCAGGAATCAAAGCTAATATTGTTTGGGGCAGTTCTTATGCTCAGTATGACGGTTCTCGACTTACTGACTACAAGCCAACTGATGATATTGGTAAGGAGTTATATAACTCAACTGCCTCCTTCGAGACAAGTCTTGAGGAGTTAAACCCATTCTACCGTGAGATGCTAGAATTTGTATTAGCTAGACTTGGTTATCCGGTCATAAAAGTAGAACTAACTCCTTTCCAAATTAAGACTGCAATAGATGAAGCAATTCAACGCATGAGTTATCACGCTCCTGTGTGGACCAAACAATACGCGGTAATGCAGACTGTTTCAGGACAGAACCTGTATGAACTACCTCAATTCATAGCGGATAACCTGACCTATGTTGTTTATAAAAAAACCTTGCTCTCTATTCAAGCTCAAGCTGGCACTCTTGAGTTTGATTATTTTATTAAGTATTTCCAAGATGCTCACCTATTCTCCGATTTCTCTGTAGGTGAGTTTTACATCCTTCAGATGCACTTAGAGATGGTTCGCAAGATCCTATCCCAAGAAGGGTCATGGGATGTCTTGAACAATAGAATCCTACAAGTGACCCCAACACCAGTTGTAGATGATTATTGTATCCTAGAATATAGAGCACTTGATAGCAACACGATTCACCCAGCTTACAAGTCTTGGATCAAAAGATACTCTCTTGCTTGTTCTAAAGAAATTCTCGGTCAGATTCGTGGAAAGTTTAGCACTCTTCCTGGACCAGGTGGTGGTGCTCAACTAAATGGAGACGCTCTTATGCAGCAGGCTGCTGCTGAAAAAGATTCTTTAATTCAAGAACTCTTAACTGAACTTGAAGAACCTCCAATCATCACAACTTTCTGATATGAATAATAATTTCACTACTAATGAAATAGGTTCTACTTCTTTAAATAATTTACTGAGTAGTAGCTCTAAAAACAATATAGAAATTATAAAAGATATTAGATTAGAAATTAATAATAAAAGTAGCAATAATACTGTAATTACAGAAATTTATAAAGACTTACTGAGAGCTATTATTTCTATCTTTTCTAAACTAGTTTATAGAGATGAGCAAGAAAATTTAATTAACGTTCCTTGCTGGCATGGAAGTTCCGAACGAGTTATCTCTAAGATGAAGCAAGAGTCTAATTTAATTCTTCCTATTGTCTCTATCTTTAGATCAAATGACTCGTTAGTAGACAATAACAGAAGAAGAACTGATAATCACATAATCTTTGAAAAGTATTTTGATAAAGTAAAAAATCGAGCAGTAAGAGTTGCAAGTATAGCTTCAACCCCTGTTGATATTAACTATAGGATTAGTGTATGGACAAAATATCAAGAAGACATGGATCAGCTATCTGAACAAATTAGAAGATACTTTAATCCTGATCTACTAATCCCCACAAAACATAACAATCAAACCGTCTCATTCTTAAAAGAAGAAAGCTCAAATGTAGATGTAAGTTTACCTGACGGTCAGGACAGGATAATAAGAAGAGCCTTTGAAGTCGTGGTTCAGTCCTACATTCCTAACCCAAAATTTGTAATCACAAATACAGGAAAGATCGAGACACTCAACACGGAACTTTATGTTCCACTAAAATAATAATTTAGAAATCTATAGGATTTTTAATGTAACTAACATAAATACTTTAGAGGGAAAATATCTTGTATAAGTTAATTAATCAATCTCTACAAGGCTTTAACATATTTCTTAAAGCATCAGGAACAGAAAAATCATTTTGGCTTAAGCCAAAGGAATCTGTGTTGATAGAAGAAAATTCTATATCAACACAGATTAGAAGAATGGTCAATAGAAGACTACTTAAACTAGAGAGAACGTGATATGGTTTCTATTCTTAGCCCAGGTGTATACGTCTTAGAACAGGATACTTCAACCTATCCTGTAACAATTGGCGGTTCCACTGTTGGCTTGGTCGGTGTTGCTACAAAAGGACCTTTTGATAAGCCAACTCTGATCACCAGCCAAGAAAACTTAATTAAAACTTTTGGTTACCCTAACTCAGGCCACCCAGGTCAAGGTCTAGAGGCAGCTTTAGAGATTTTAGAAGTTACGGATAGCGTTTATTTTGTTAGAGTAGGCGACGGAAGCCAAACCGCAGCAACTGCTAATGTTGATTTAGCTTCTTGTCCTGCTGTTGGTATTGCCCCAGGAAAGAATATCGGAACGACAGCTTCAGCTCTGTTCGTAGTTTCTGGTCTGGATAATGCAGGTAATGCGATCTACCCTGGTGGTAAATTTGTTGAAGTTCCACTAGGTTCTGTTGATACCCAAACTGCTTTAGCTAAAGCTTTTGGAACTAATCTTGACAGCTTAAAAGTTACTGCCCAGTATCCTGTTGACTCAATAGGTGTTCCTTCAGGAATAACGGGAGCTAATGCTGATGCAGGAGCTTTAGTTCTCTCTTTTGCGGGTTCACAAGCTAGACTTTATGTCTCAAGTAACGTTGCTGCTGCTGTAGCAAGTTTTGCTGCGGATGGCACACTTGGAAGTTTCGCTAACTCGGTTAATGCACAAGGTTATGCTATAGCAACAAATGTTGCTAAGTATGAAGTAGAAAGTATTGAAAAAGGCACAGGATACAACGAAACGAGTGTTAATGGTGTTACTAGAGGCAACAGCATTGAAGTTAAGAACCTCGGAGGTGCTCTGTTCGAAGTTGTAGTCAATGAGGATGGCGGCCAATACGAGTCATTCAAGACTAGCTTCGTTAATAATACGACTAATATCCTAAAGGTTATGGGGAACACTTCCATTACATCAAACTCAGATGTTGTTTTCGGAGACCTTGTAGGAGCGGCTGGTTCTGTAGCTACTCTTAGCAATAGCTTTTTCTCAAATGGACTAGGCTCAATTGTTGCTGGCGCGACTGGCCCTAGATTCGTCAAACTTCTTCCTGGAAGTTATCCTCTCAGTAATGGTGATGACGGAGAACCTACTGCTGGTGTGTATACACCATTCATAGGCGATTCTGCTACAAAGACCGGTCTTTACTCTCTGGACGATGAAGGACTCAATCTGACCGTAGCATTAGTCCCAGGTATTCATGCTCCTTCAGTGCAGGACGCACTAATCACTTTAGCAGAAGAAACTACAAACTTTATCGCAATAGTTTCTCCTCCAAAGGATGCAGTAGCAAGTGTGCAAGAAGCTATTGATTGGTCAAACGGTCTTTCTAACGAAAGAAGGTCTGCCATCAACTCATCATACGCAGCTATCTACTGGCCTCACGTTCATACCTTCATCCCAACTATTGGAAACGATGTTTGGCTTGATCCGGCCATTTACGGAGCTAGACAAATTGTTTATACAGCTTCAGTAAGTGAGCTTTGGTCTGCACCTGCTGGCTTTGTCAGAGGTCGTCTTACTAAGCCTCATGACGTGGACTACCCACTCAATCAGGGTGATCGTGACGCACTCTACAGTGGTGGAAACGTTATCAACCCGATTGTGAACTTCCCTCAGCAGGGTATTACGATCTTCGGTCAGAGAACTGCTCAAAGAGCACCATCTGCCCTTGATAGAATTAATATAAGACTTCTTACTATATACCTTAAGAAGGTTCTTCTTAGATCAATGGTCAATCAGATCTTTGAACCTAATGATCCAATCCTCTGGAAGAGTATTGATACAGTTGCGCGAACTATTCTAGATGATATTAAGATTCGTAGAGGAATTTCTGAATTCAATGTTGTTTGTGATGCAACAACTAACACCGCAGCAAGAATTGAAAGAAACGAACTTTGGTGTAAGATTATAATCAAACCAACTAAAACGGCAGAAGCAATAGTCTTCGAACTTAATTTAGCTGCTCAATCAGCAACTATCTAGTGATTACTAAAGAGGAATAATATGGCAACTCACTTAAAAAATAATCGTGGAGAACTTAGGACAGGTCCTGGGACAATTGATGGTCTGCCTCTATTGTCGCACAAGCTTGATTCAATTAGGACTTATAACTGGGAAGTTCAGTTTAATGGGACTTTCATTGAAAATCCAGTCATCACAACCCAACCGGTATCCGAAGCTCTAACTCTCGGTGCGAAAAAAGTTCAAGCAGCGGGCCACTCGGTCGAAGACATCCCAGTCCGCAGATTAAATGATCTTTATCATTATCCTGGTGCTGCTAACAACAAAGAATTGATTATTACTTTTGATCATTTACTATACGGAGCACCTGTAGCCGCTCTTTATAACTGGTTTAGAAATGGTTCTTACAATGTTAAGACTGGTGTAGTCAACAACGCTAGTAATGCAAAGAAGCACAGTATAGATGTTATGTATTACGACAACCGTAAAGAGGTTATAAGCGTGACTACGTATTATGGAGTTTTTGTGGCCGCATTTGAACCAGGAGAACATAACTATAGCACAGCAAATGATTTCCATACTTTCGATGTTACTTTTAGATACGATTTTATGGATTACTCTCAAGTTCAGCCAGTCGCACAACCGGATGCAAAGTTTGAGCCTGTAGAGTATGTGCCAAATAATTTTGCCTGATAAATTATCTGATAGCTTTGAGAAACCCGCCTATAAATACTATAGGCGGGTTTTTTCATATCATGAAACATTTTTTCGAACTCTTAGACTCATATAATAAGCGCAGATGCTGTGTATCCCCTGTTAATGAAGGAGCAACAAGAGCGCAAAGAGCAGCGGCAGCAGCCACGCAGCAACAGAAAATGGCGGATACGGCAGGTCTTATTAATCAAGCAATAAAAACCCCAAACCAAGAATTGGCCGCTCCAGGAGGGACTTGGAAACTAGTCCCCAAGGTTGATGATAGTAATCAAAAAGTTATTGGATATAGCATATTTACAAGTATAGATGGTAATAAATCATATCCTGTAGACCTAAATGGTAATATCCAAGCTACCGGCAGTAGGCTTTCACGTATCCAAAACTTCTTACTAGGGAAAGACGAAGAGAAGAAGACTGATTCGACTCAAAATCAAGGTAAAACCCCTGGAGAAAGGTTCCCTGAAGTAGATCTAGAAGAAGCAAGAAAAAGAGCCAAAATTGAAGCTGATAACCTAGAGATTAACGAATCTCTAACAGATATTGTTAGTCAGTATGACGATGAAGCAGTATGTAGAGCTAGACTAAACATTGGAGCTTTACTAGATGTCTTTAGACCAGATAAAGATAGACCTTCTACAAAACCTTCTAGAGAGTCTGCGGAGACTAAGATCTCAGAAAAGTTAGAGAAAAGAAGACTCTTTATTACTAGGTCTACTGTAACTGCTATACACAGTGTAGTTAGAGATAATTATCCTAAACTACAAAATAATGAGCCAGGAGCGGCTTGCGCCTTCCTCTCAGATTTAGAGAAGAAAATTGATGCGACTTTCGTAACAGATGAAGATAAAGAAGCTTTTAGATCTGTTTTTATTTTTCCTGAAGACTTAAGTCAGCATGTCATTAATCTTACTTCTAATAATCAAAACTCTATAGCAATGTCTATAGATTTAGCTAACAATCCAAAGGTAGCTGAAACTATTGAATATATTTTGAAGGGACATTGCCAGAAAGAGGAAGATGATTGTGTTCCACCTGAGAGTTTACCTGAAGAGCAAATCAATGCTGTAAAAGATAATATGAAAATTGTTTTATCTTTAGCAGCTAAAGATGAATTAAACGACGAAGAAAAGGCACTTCTTCAAAGTTTAATTATGATAACAGACACAGGTAAGGTTGCTGTCGCAGGAGTGAGTTTCTTAGACAGCATTATTCTGCCAGATAGAGGCAGAGCTTTTGCAGATACATTGAGGTTTATAGAGAGAAAGCACGGTATAAGTTTTGATATATTAGAATTAGAAGGTAGAATTACGTCAGAAGGAGCACTCAACACTTTAATTGGAACTGCTTTTGAGCACTGGCATTCTTTAGTAGATTTGCTAAACATGAGATCTAAAACTAAAGACCCAAAGACACAAGAAGCCATAACAAGAGTTGCGACAGTCTATTACAATAGGCTAGCTAATCTATGTGAGTCAATGCGAGCAATGAAGCAAAGATTAGGAAATATAAGTAGTAAAGGTCCTGCAATACCAACTGACGAATATGCTAAAATTGTAGACTTTAACAATGAAGTTGGCGAGGATTGTTCAGAACTTAGCGACATGAACAGAGTAATGTCTAACCACGTATACAAGTCTATCAAAAACAGAAATCCTGATCTTATGGTTCAGGTAGGTAAAGAAGTCGGTAAGGGACTGAGAGCAGATATCGTATTAGGCTTTTATGATAGAAAACAAGCTGAGGCTGCTGCAAAAGCTTCGGGACTCAACCCTAAGAAAGCTGTTAAAAAAACTACAGTAGGGGAGATGTTGGCTAGAAATCCTAAGTATGCTGCGATGCTCATTAACTCAGGGATCATAGGTAAGGGCAAAGAGATAGACCCAGATACAGAGATATTTACTTTTGATGAAGGATTAAAAGTTACCTCAGGTAGAGGTTCAAGTGCAGTTAAGACAGGAACAGCAAGTTTGAACAGTATTCAAGAAGATATTGAGGAAGGCGCATCAAGTCCTTGGGTTAAAAATGTAGGTGAGGCTTTAGGACTCAAAGGACAAAGCTTAGTCAATGCTGTCGAAGGTGCAAGGAAAATATTTAGGAACCTTGACAAGGTAGATAAGATCTTAGAAAGATCTTTACCTAAAATGAATGTTGATGGGACCTTGGAATCTACAGCTAGATTAACAGCCACAGAGATTATGACTAATCTAAGAGATCAAAATATCGAAGGAGTTCTGCTACAGAAAGATGAAGTATTTAGAGCCGCTACTGCTTTCGCAAAAGAAGCTAATAGAAAAAATCCAGACCCCAAGGCTCTCGCCTATGCAAGAGAAGAACTTGCAAAAGCTGTAAAGAAGAGAGTTCTGGAGCAGTATCTAGAAAAAAGATTTAACAGCCTTAAGAAGGACGACAGAGCAGCAGCCGCACTAATAGTTGGAATGGTCGGTGGAGTTAGAAACGATCAATCTCTACAACATGCAGATTTACTTACAGGAGATCAACATATAGTTGATCATAATACCATAGCTGTAACTCCTTTTATGGAAGCTATAAACAATCCTGATAACAAGGTTACTATTAGACGTGCTAGAGATTCGTTCTCTGTGTCAGTAAAATGCGCTAATGGTCCCACTATTACTGTTAGATTTACAGGACTTACTGGGGCATCTAGTATTAGTAAAAGTGTTTTTGATAAGGGGTGTGGAGGACCTAGCCCTGCTATCAAACTTGAATCTCACCAGAAAAATCAACTCTTAGGAGTGTTAAAATCTCAACTAGAAGTTTTAGCTGAGATTTTTGGGCAAAGTTCCAAACCAAAAAACATCTTTAGTGATACTTAGTAGATCCTCTAGTTTGTATACAAGTATATTTTTGTATTTTATAGGTTCTATATCTGTATTGTTTAAGTATCCACCTGTAGGTTCATAATCAGCATGAATTACAGCTAGAATAGTTCTATTATCCTGTTGCCATACTATAAGAGGCCACTTCGCGGATTTTTTTGCGTCTCTTTCGGCCTGTGCCCAAAATTTCCACAGATCCGAGGTCTTCTTGAAGAAGTCGTCGATGAAAACCTTGTTGTAACCCTTTTTACATTCGATAGCGAAATCGAATTCTTTTGGTGTGATTAAGTCTCCGTAGATTTGCAAATGTTCTGGAAGATTGTGGGTCGTGGCGAACGCACCGCTGCCTGGACTACGCATGAAGTCTGTAGTGCTAAATCTAGCGTTTAAGATCTTGCAAACCTTGTTCTCAAAATTTACACCCTTCTTACGGGAGTTCACACGCTTCTTCTTACCTCCAGATAACTCTGCTAGATAGTCCTCGGCAGACTCCTCTTTTTTTGATGGTTTCCTTGGCATTTTTCGCCTCCTCGTCTATAATAGGCCATGTCAGAAGACAAAATCAATCTAAGCTTTGATAACGCCACTGTAAAATTTAAGGAACAAAGTAGGGGTAGAATGAAAATTGTAATTAAACTAGATAAGTCTGAGGCTGAAGGCTACACTAATTTTAAGAATAGTGTTCTTCCTTCCGGGGCTAATGAAGATGAGTTTATCAAGACAGTATTTTTCATGGGGCTAGAACAGTTCCACAAGAATGCAATCAAGATGCTTGATAAGTATGTCGAAGAGAATGCAGAGAAGCTTAAGGAGGAAGGATTTGATGTTGACGCAATCAAATCAATGAATCAGCAAATCTCTGAATACGCTGTTGAAGAAGCTCCAACAAAAGACCCTGAGTGATGTTAATCAGAAAAAGCCCTAATTCAGCAGAACTAGTCGAAGTCCCTAATGTCACTTGGGTTACAAGTGATAGTTGGGTTTCTTATTCTGATCTTCTTGAGTGCGTAAAGAACAACGATCTGAGCAATGCTACGATCTCTCATGCACTCACACAGCATAAGAAGGATGAGAGTAAGTATGGTCTGCTGTTCTTGAATCTATTTGACGAACCGTGTGAGCGTTTGTTGAATAAGATTCAGACCCATTATCAGAGGAATGAGGATACTTATCCTCTATATATCATTAGCTCTTTCGAATGTCCTGAACTCTTTGCAACCTTCAATGTTAAGGTTGCTCCGACACTGATTGTGTCGCATACTAAGTTCTTCGTTACGAAAGACTACCTCCCGAGTATCTACTCAGAATTAAGGGTCTGAGTGGGGGGTTGGGTCCAGGTCTCCTAGCTGTTCTCGAACTTTCGCTAGGTAGGCTTGGATCTTTTCTTTTTGTCGCTTCTCTTTACTATACATCAGTCTGATATTGTTTAGTATCACCGTTGTAAAGAAGTTGAATGCGGTTCCCTTATCTGGGCTGAAGTTCTTGATCTTCACGAAGATCAGTAGAAAGCAATCTTGCCTCACGTCATCGAACTCAACTCCCTGAAACTTGAATCCGTCGAAGATATTCTTAATAAGAAGTTCGAAATTCTCAATGAGTTCATCTTCCCAGGTAGCCGGATGTGCCTTATAACCGGCAATAACCTTTTCGAATCTCTCATTATTTATATACGACATAATCCTATTATAGGACTAGAGTTATGGCTATCTCCGAAATCTGCAATGGTTGTTCCCAACTCAAGAAAAAGAAGCCAATTCACGGCTATCAGGATTATCTCCATGATGGACAACAAGCAGATATTCTAATCCTCAACGACTCATTTCGCTGGGGGCAAGGAGGGATCGCACCTGTCGATGGCAGTGAACTTGCACTCCTCTTACGTGCCTACGAGGAGGCAGGCATTCCAGAAGAGGAATATCTAGCTTTCAGCCACTCTGCCTGCATCAAGTGTCCTTACGTTGGCTCAGATGATATGTCTGCGAACGACATGAAGATCTGTAGAGTGCATCTGGAGCACACGATTAAAGTTACAAAACCAAAGCTCATCATCTGCTTTGGTAACTTGTCTTTAAAGATGCTGCTGAAAAAGAGCGGTATCATGACGAAAAGAGGGAGCCTGTTCGACTATAACGGAGTCCCCGTCATGGCAACTTACAGCCCCATCCAGGTGATCCGAGAGCCCAAGTATGCGGATCTGTTCATCAAAGATATCTCCAATGCCTACAGAATCTTCAAGGATGGAGCTAGCAGTAAGCAGAAGGACTTCACGATTGTTAAGGAAGTGAAAGCAATCACTGCTCTCACAGATCGCTTCAAGGCGATGAAGGCAACAAATGTGCCTGTCGCAGTTGACCTTGAAACTACAGGCTTTGAGTTCAACCGTGATCGTATCCGCACGATGGGGATCAGCTTCCGAGACCCACAAACCAAGGAGAAGGAAACCTTTGTTCTTCTCAGCCCAGAAGAGGTGTGCAAGCAAGACTACGATAACCCTTTCATGGAGTTCGTAGACTACTTCCTAACCTCACCGAAGTTCAAGAAGATCTTCCACAATGCCAAGTTCGACTTGAAGTTCCTCTACCATCTCCTCTATAAGGATAAGAGGATTGCTTCAATGCACGCGGTCAACAATGTCGCTTGCACTAAGATCATGGCTAAGTTCGTAGATGAGAACAAGCCAAACAGTCTCTCCGATCTCGTGAAAGAATTCTTCGGAGTGGTATTCAATGCTAACTAAAGATGGAAGCAAAACAGACTTCGCAAACATGCCGATTGATGAGGTGGCTGAAGGCAATGCGTTGGATGTTTTCTACACGCTGGACCTATATTACCTCTTCGAGGAGAGCCTCCCGGAACACTTCCTCAAGTTCCACTCGGAGGTCATTGAACCGCTCAACTCGTATCTGGCGCTACAGACTTACAACGGCATCACAATCGACACGTCCAAGCTGGAGGAAATGGAGAAGAGCCTTCTTGAGAAGAAGGAAGCGGCTATAGACGAGATTTACTCCATTTACCCAGCAGGTAAGAACATTAATAGCTCGAAGGACCTGAGAGAGTTCCTCTATTGCGATGAGCAGATCAATCGCGTGGAAGGTTCCTTCAATGTCTATTGGCCCGAAACAACACCCAAAGGTGCTCCTTCCACGAACGCAGATAGCCTGTCGTTCCTACTTACAGCAGTAAAGAAAGAACTAGCAGAGAGGGGACATGAGTAGAAAGAACTGGAAGGAGAAGGAGCGGTTAGAGGAGCTTTGTCGCTTCTCCGTCGAGAAGTTGCCCACGTCGGAGTTGCTCCGGCTTGAGACCTTTCTCTCTAACCTCCTTGCATACAAGAAGCTCGACAAGCTCGATACGACCTTCGTGAAAGGTCCAAAACGAGTCATCGAGAACTTCGGTCCTAAAGTCCACTGCGACTTCAACATCGACGGGACGGTCACAGGAAGACTGTCTTGCTCGACCTATTACGGAAACAATCGACGCCCGATGGGTGTATCATTCCACACCTTGCCTAACAAGGACAAGAAGCTGGACGTGAACATCCGCAACATTTATAGCGTGGATAAACCAAGTCAGCGGTTTATCACTGCTGACTATTCAACAATGGAGTTGCGAGTCCTAGCCCACCTTGCTGATGTGCGTGAGATGAAACACGCATTCAACACGGGCTTGGACTTGCACTCTCACACCGCATCCCTGATCTTTGAGAAGAACATAGAAGATGTGCAATCGGACGAGAGATCACAGGCCAAGACTGCTAACTTCCTTATTGTATATGGTGGTGGAGCCTCAAACCTTTCAGAAGTTGTTGGCATTACCATCAAGCGGGCGCAACATGTTATCGACCGTCACAAGGAAGTCTATCATGAGGTTCACCGACTCATGGCAGAGACTGAAGAAAAGGTTCGACACTTCAAGTATGTCGAAAATCCTTTTGGTCGTAGACGGCATCTTCCTGACATTGATAGTCCTGATGGTGGTATGCAGCATCGAGTTCTGCGTCAGGCGTTTAATATGATCATCCAGAGCACAGCCTCAGACATCCTGCTGTGCGCTGACGCCTCGCTCATGAACGAGATCAAGTATCGCAAGTATGAGGACAAGGTCCGCATTGCAGCCAACGTCCATGACTCCATGGAAGTTATCTGTGACGAGGAGATCGCCGAGACTGTCTGCCATATGGTAATCAATGCCATGAAGAACAACCCTGTAGCCAAGAAGCTGATTGGGGAGTTTTCTGTGCCTTTCGAGGTAGAGTTAGAAGTAGGTAATACGTTCGGGGATGGTATCCCCATGGAGGAATATTTTGACCAAGATTGAAGTAGAGCTTCAGGATACGATGGGTAGCGATAGAGCAATCGCAGAAGCTGCCTGGACATCCTCGAAGGATAATGAAAATCGCCTAGACCGCCCAGAGAAAGATGTAGCTCGGGTGGTCAACATGCTTGCGGACTATAAACACTCAGTCCCATTCGAGAGCGTGATCTTCCGCTTCTGGATCAGGATGCCTATTGCTATTGACAGGCAGCTCATGACCCACAGGATCGCTTCTCACAGCGGTATGAGCGGAAGGTATAGAACCATGCCCTCCGACTTCTACGATGTCCCACAGGACGTTTTCGACATCCTGGTGAACGTTCCTGACGGTTCCAAGAGAATTGAGGAATACAAGAGCCTCTGTGTAGCCACAAATGTGTGGTATCAAGAAGCCATCACTAAGTTGAGGACTGATCGGGACAATGGAATGATTGATGGTGTTGAGTTCAAGAGAGTTCGTGAATTCTTCCGAGGAGTCTTACCTCAGCATAATATGACAGAGCGAGTGACAATTATGAATCTTCGCTCTTGGGCTAATTTCTACAAATTAAGATCTAAGCTCGATGCACAGCCTGAGATTCAGGAAGTCGCCAATCAGATGCGTGCAGAAGTGATCAAATCTGGTGTCTGCCCTATCGCCTTAGAAGCATTAGAGCGGAACGACTGGTCTATATAAGGAGGACTTTATGAGGTTAGATCTTATGGCGACTCCAAAAATAAATTACGATAAGTTACCAAAAATTTACAAAAAGTTACTTGATAACGAAATCGTGGCGTTAGACGCCGGTTGGAGAGTCTTTCAGATTAATTTAGCTAGGCATCTCTTCGATGGCCTGGATAAGTGCCATGGGATCACAGATTTTGATTCTGCGTCAATCACTCTCGATGTCGATGTGACTGACGATTTGGCATATGAGACTTTAGTTCACGAGATCACACATGTGATTTTAGAAACTGTGGGCTGCGGGGATAATTATGGCGAACAAAAGGACCTAGTTATTTCTAACGAGAAACTAACGACCCTCACCAGCCGAGGATTAATTATGTTCATGACGCTAAATCCCAAGCTATTCCAGCTATTATTAGATGGGCCGCTATGAACAAGATCCTCGTCTTTGGAGACTTGCACCTCAAGTATTGGAATAAGTTTCAAATTCAAGCACAAACCAAATGTGTCTTGGATGCTTGGGATAAGTATAAACCTAAGTATACAGTTTTCTTAGGTGATGTCTTCGAAGACCGGAAGCCAAACCCAAAGACCATCCGCGAAGTTTATAGATTGTTTCAGAATCTAGACTCTCGCTTGTCAGAGACAGACAGTCGTTGCTTCATTATTCGTGGTAATCACGACACTGATAGCAAGACTAACAATACCTCCGAGATGTGTAGTGTCTTGGAAGTGGTAGATCAGATCTCAAATCGAATTACGTTTGTAAAGGATATTGAGGTTATCAAGCTAGATCCTAACTATAAAGTTTCGATGATTGCTCACTTCGAAGATGAGCAGATGGTCAAAGACAGGTTAGAGAAGTCTAAGAGGTGTGATATTGTATTTGGGCATTTCGGCTTTGACGGGTGCCTCCATAGAGAGACCTATGATTTTAGCATTGGACTTGATGAGTTCCAATCCCGTGCTATGTTGGGTCATATCCACAAGCATGAGCACTACAAGAACTCTGATGGACATGACATCCATCTATTAGGAACTCCATACTCCGTGTCTTGGCACGATAAGCATAGTGATTACTATGTATCTCTTATCGACACCTCGACAAAGGAGGTGGAGTTTGAGAAGATTGAAGGCGGTATTCGCCACGTCACGATCAACGATTATGAAATCGAGTCGTGGATGAAGAAAGCCGAGAAAGACAAATTTTACTGTATCCGCGTGATGCTAGACCCTCTTAATGAGAAGCAGCATGAGGATGCAATAGAGAAGCTACGAAAGAAGTTTACGGAGAAGAAGGGAACAATCGACTTCCGTTTCAGGCCGATCGTGACCAAGAAGCGAGAAGAGATGTTCACTGTCGAAGATCCCACAGACTATCTAAGTGACGAAGTTCTAACTGAGTATATCAAGTCCACAGGGACTGAACTCCAGAAAGAAGATCTGATGCGAACACTGAAGGAGATCACTAAGGATGAAAGTTAAGAGCATCAAGATCAAGAACTTCTATTCCTACGAAAACGCAGAACTGAGTTTCGAGGAACTAGATAATCTAATCTACGTTGATGGTAAGAACAAGGATGCTGGCGGCTCGAATGGCTCTGGTAAGTCGTCTTTGTTCGAGGCTGTTGTCTGGGGACTGACAGGTAAGACTATCCGTAAGAGCATAGAGGATGCCGTTGTTAATTTTAATAACACCGACTCCTGCGTTGTAGACTTGGAAGTGGATGATTACCGAATCATTCGAGGAAAACGACCCTCCAAGCTACAACTATTC